CTCTTTCCTAAATTACTTTTTAAAAACTCATTAATTTTCATCTATACATTAATATAATATTAATTTTGTATTTCGTAGTCTATTATTTCATTGGCACTTTGACACGGAACCATCAATTTTTCAAATTCGAAACAATTATCCCCTTTATCCACATATTGAAGTTTTTTTACATTTTCAGGTGTAGGAAATACATAGACTGTTTTATGCTTAGGAAATACATAACAAATAAATAGACCTACTGATAAACTTATTAAGAAGAGAGAAAGGTTTATATATTTCATATATATTAATCAAATATTATTTTGTCATTCTTATAATAACTATATCTATATGTATATATATGGCGGAAGCAAAAGTTGAACCCTTGAATAATACAAGGCAAATACAAATAGAACAAGAAGGTGAAAATACCATTATCTCTTATAAACCAGAGTTTGTTAAATTTTTACGATTCTTTACTTTACTTGATAGTAAGCATGATTTTGAAAGCAGTAGGAGTATGATCTCTAGGAATATACAAGAATACTTGTATGAACCAAGATCTTTAAACCCAACACACATAATTCAAAAAAAAATAGGTGATAAAAAAAAAGGAAGTAGTATATCAGTTAAAGCTGGAACACTACATTACATATTTAGTCAAGAAAAATATGTAGAAAGTGATGCCGACACATTCGATATAATATATAATGATGAACTTATCTCAAAGATCAAATTCCATGATTATTTCCATTCTAATTTAGATACAGAGGAGAGAACCCTAATTCCAAATTTTCAACGTTCTGCTATTATTTCACTGGATGCACCTAAGGAACAATGGTTCTCTCCTCTTCCTATGAGCGGACTAAATATTTTATCAGATTATATCACTTCTATGAACCCATTCTCTAATGCTATTTTTGATGCTTCTTATATGGGACTTGAAAGATTTTATGAAAAGATATATAAAGAGACACAAGATAGTAGTTCAAAAATATATACTTTTCTCTCTGACATCATTGATCCAGCACCTGTTAAGAATACTTATGTGAATACAGAGAATGTTAATATATACTACCGTTTTCCTCTTATTACTGATAATGAGAATAATACACTTAATATTGTATATCGACGCTCACCAAATAATAAAAAAGATGGATATGGATTTAAATTTTATTTTGAATACGTACGTAATGATGGTGAGATAATAACTAACAAACAAGATGAAATACAGGCTACTTTAGTATCTAATACTATTCCTGGTGTTAAAGATATTTCAACTTATATCACTAAAACTCAAGGTTCTAAAGTCCAAAAATTTATACAGGCTTTTAAAAATATTGCCGCAAAAATAGTCAATATTAAAAAAGAAGAATACGATATTTTTTTTAATCTTTATATTGGGTCTCTTAAGTTATTTTTAAAACATTTAATCACTAAAAATAAGTTTTCAATAATGAATGATATAAAGTTATCAAATTATGTAACCTCTGCTCTTATTGCTTTTAAAACAACTGGAGACCAAACACGAATATTTGACAATTTTCTATTTGAACGAACAAACTTCATAGAAAATACAGGTAATATAGAACTCCCTTTTAAAGATAGATACGGACATACGTACACTCTTACACATGATTCATTCTTACGCGACCTAAACTATCTAGGCAATATGGTTCCTCTTATTCAAGATACAAAAAGGCTTGATACAAATACAAAAAGAAGAATATTAAATATTTTTTATCCACAATATAATGATGAAGCAATCAGTGAAGAGAGAAGGGCTGAACTTGAACAAATAGAGAAAGAGAGAAAAGAACAAGAGAGAAATAAGAAGATTCAATTTATTAGTAAGATAAATAATTTATTTCAACAATATAACTCTTTACTAAAACACGATGTAGATAATTTATTAAGAACTATACTTGCTTACTATCAAAATAATATTGTTTTTAAACCTCCACCACCTCCACCATCACCAATCACAAGACGTTCAGGACGTATTCGTAATATTTTATCTCAGAATCCTTTTTCTCGTAAATCTACAAGTAAAAAAATACATATTCAGACTGGAGAACTTCAAACAGAATATGAAGAACGAAATTATTATTATTTTCTTTTGTTTGATATCCACTTCGTTCTATCTGCTATGATAGAACAAAATCAAATTTCCATAATAGACAAGATGATTAAACTTGAGAATATAGAACTTTATGAATTAAAAGAATATGTTGAAATATATGATTCCATGAACCGCTACATTGAAAATCACGAAAACTATTCAATATTCAGAAATAAAATAATAAGTGATAATCTTAAATTAAAAAAAAAAGATATTGTGGAATATGATAAACATCTTGAAAAAGACTGGCAACATTTAAATAGATCGTTAAACATTATGGAGTCATGTAGTGAAATGTTATTGTATAAGTATATAATTCAAAAAATAAATAAATTACGTGGAATGTTGTCTTCTCTTGGTTCTCATAAGTTGGTTAAATTACTTGATGAAGTAGAGGGATTTATTGCAAAACCTACAAATATCACAAATACTGGTATAGTAGTAGAATTACTGAATAGCAACCCTATTTCAATGGATATTATCATGGATGAAGATTATAGAGTAGCTGTGAATGAAGAATTACAAAAAGATTATATATCTACCATTGAAGCTTTAAGAAAAGAACACGAAGAACTATTTAGTTCTATAGATAATGATGATATGAAATTATTACTAGACCTAATATCACTGCCTCCTCAACAACGAGGTGGAAATGGTAGTAGGCCAGGAAGTCCTGTCGGTGTTGCACAAATGCACGATGTCTCACACGACAAACCGATTCTTGATGAAGATGCAAATGTATATCAAAAATATGGATATGTAGATAATTATTTAGCACCATTAGTAAATCATTATTTACGACAATTCTATAACGATGAACTCCAATTTAACACATACATAAATGGAATAACAGCACAATACAGTGTTATTCCCCAGCCTTTAAAATTTTTGTATTCGAGATTACATATGTTAAAAGATGTAAAGAATATTATAGAATCAAATCATATATTATTAACATCAGAACAACAAATGTACTTATCGGAATTAGATAATCATTTGAATGATGAGATTGAGTATAAGTCATTAATAAATGAACTACGAATAAGTATAAAAAATATACAAGGTAACTATGTTGATAAGAATATTATACATAATGTTAAGAATATATCTGAGTTTTTTTCATTGAATGCATATTACTTGTATGAAATATATAATTCACATTACTATGAATATGATGATAAAGGTATTATACATAGGAAGTATTATGATTTAGATAATGACGAGAATTTTAATAAATTCTTTGATGGTTTGGAAAGAAATTTCGGTAATATACTAGAAAGAAATTTTACTAATTTATTTACTTATCCAGCATTAATATGTAATTATTCTAGAAATATTACGAACGTGGAACAATTTAATAAAAACAATATATCAGTGAAACAAGAACATCTTAAGGAATTGGAAAAACAAGAACAATACATACTTGAATTAGAAAATTTGTTGTTTGAATCTCCTCTTGAGGATGGTATTATCCAAAAAGAAGTTAAAATAGATGATCCTTTTTATCTACTAGTTCAAGCCTTTTCAAAAGGACTACCTCGCAGACTTTCTCCTCCTCGTAGTCGTAGTCCCACTCGCAGTCGCAGTCGCAGTCGCAGTCTTGACCGTAGTCGTGGAATACATCCTAGACCTATACCCAGAGGTAAACGTAGTCGTGATTCAAGTAGTTTTAGTTTAACATCTCCACCTCCAACACGCAGATTAAGACCCTCATTGAGACATTCTCGTTCTGGAGGTAAAAAGCAACAAAATAAAACAAAGAGAAAGAGAAGGAAACATTTAAAGACAAAACGAAACAACAAAAACATAAGAAAGAAAACAAAACAAAGAAAAAAGTCAGCACCAAAACAAACACGACGACGCAAAAATAAAAACTTTAAAATGACACAGCAACAACTTGGAATTATAAAAGAATTTTTGAATGATAACAAAACTATTACTGATTCTTATTCTGACGACCATTTTATGAAAATTGCAGAACAACAAAACCCACTTGCAACTATATTATTATGTTCTGACTCAAGATTACAAACAAAGCATTTTAGCTCTCGTGCAGAAAACTATCTATTTGTTATTCGTAATATAGGTAATCAAGTATTTAATAATCTTGGCAGTATCGAATATGGAGTACGCATATTAGAAACTCCTGTCTTAATGATTGTAGGACACTCTGATTGTGGAGCAGTAAAAGCTGCTATAGATAATAAGGATATTTCACAAGCTATTGATAATGAGTTAAAACCATTATCTGTCAATCAACAAAAATATATTATGTATAATATACACAATAACGTTCATAAGAATGTTGATTTAGCACTTCGTGAATATTATGATTTAGTTAAGAAAAGAAAGTTAGTTGTTGTTGGTGCAATTTTTGATTTAAACAATTCATCTAATAAAGGCTTCGGTAAATTGATTATTACTAATATAAATGGTGATAAGAATGTGGAAAAATATTTATGAATCTTACTCGGTTATTTATATAAATTATATTACTTATTCTTTTATAAATATAGAAACCAAATGCCTAACTTTAGGAAACAATTATATTATAATACTCTCGAATATTGTGATAAGATACTTTCTTTATTCACTGAAAACAATAGAACGAAATTCCACATTCTTTACATTATTCATTATTATTTTGTGTTTGTGTTTCCTATCATAATGATAATAATATATCCAACGCAGAATACCCTACTCATGGTTGCAATATTTCATCTTGTCGTTTTTTTGTTTCATTTATTATATAATGGTTGTATTTTTCTGAAGATAGAGAGAAAGTATCTAGGTACGAAAGATTGGTATGGTTTGTATCATCTTCTTGAAATTTTCGGTATTACAAGTTATAAACAATATATCTTTTACTACCATAAGATGTCTATCTTATTTTTATTCATAATTTATATATTATTATTTTACATTTTAACTAGGTGTGATTACAAATAAAATAATTATTTGTTATTTTACGGTTATTTTTAGTGCTATTACATTATATATGACACACTCTATTAGTAGTGTTTTTAGTTTTAATCTATATAATCAAACTATAGAATATATAGATTACATACTTTCTTTTATTTGTAATACTAATTATCAAAAGTTTATGATTTTGTTTATATTTCATTACTT